AGTAACATAATCATAAGCTCTAGTTTTAACTATATTAGATTTAGTTGGATATCTTGCAGCAAATTTTCCTTCAAGTATTGCCAACGGATTAACAAATCTTGCTTCGTATTCTTCATATCGTGGGTGATTATATGCCGTAGTAAAAGTTACTGATTCTGCCTCCAGAATATGCTCTATAGGAGTTGGGAGAGGCCCCGGATCTAAAATCCGTATATCCGCCTGAAGTACCATTGATCCGATACTCTTAATTGAACTAGCTGCTTGATGAATCCCAATGATTTTCATTTGAGTTCCATTTGTAACAGCTTGTACGATTATTTTCCCACAATCTCCCTTTTGAGTATACTTTGGATATTCTAAACAAACACCAGGATCATACATTGTCTTTGTCATTTCTCCATTAACCAATCTGGACATTGGATATTTGGCTTGTTTCCTGTAAGTTATAGATGGTAAATCTATTAATTGTGTTGCAAAAATCTCTCTAAGTGATCTGTCATAATCATAATCCATTACAGCTGAAGATATTCCAGCTAACCACGCTGAATTTTGCAATACTTCTTCCTCTGAATGGGGAAAAAATTTAACAATATTTGGAAATTCACATACATGATTAGGAAATATAATCATAGCTATATCTTTGGTGGGATGATATCTTATAACTAATTTAGATAATGGACCACTCCATATCAATTTCTGACGTCTATCTCCGGTACCTATAACAGAAACCATATGATCTTGACTATATGGCATCATATTTTCCAAAGTATGTCGCGTTGTGATTGCATTTCTTCCGCCAACAAAAATCATTTGATTTCTAATATGAGCACACCAAATAATTGCCATGTTGTTATTAGCAACAGCTGTAGCTGATTTGGTAATATGACATTTTTGTACATCTCCTCCAGATTGTTCACTTATACGACCTCCACCTGGTCCTTTGCGTCCTTTCTTCCATGCTGGTGCTACCATATGCACAGTAGTTCCACCACGTCGAATTGCTTGGGTTTTTCGTGCCTGACGCAAACCAAAATCTCTTCTGTCTCTGGGTAAGGTACTTTCCTCATCAGGAACTTTAGTTCTTTCTCTCATTACAAAACCAGTTAATGCAATAATACCAAAAATACTCAAAGCTACTGGGCCACAATTCTTTTGAATAAATGTGGACCATGTATTTAACATATTGGTCAACTTAACTTTAAGTGATGGAATATCAACTATGGGTCGATTTTGAAAATGAACATCAATATTCTGTCTCAATCCAACAACATGTAAAACTGCTACTCCAATAATAGCTCTTATTCGCGATGTTTTATCTCTAAGAAACTCCTTCATGTTATTCAATGTATCAGAAAAATCCTGATCATTCAAACAAGAAATAGTTTCTATAAAAGACTGTATTTTATTTCGAACTAATTCACTACATGCTGAAAAATACGAAGAAACTGCTGTCCAATAATTGTTTGCACTAATTGTTATGTAAGCTGATAAATCTGATATAATGGGAATATCATCTAATTCGTCAAGATTATCAGTACTCATAAACACATTGCGTAAATTTTCTGGTTGAGTTTGATTAGTATCTTCAGCTGGAATATCA